AAAACATTTTTTCAAAGCTTCCTCGTCTTCCTTTGTATATGCCACGACAATCGGGTCTTCTCACAGTGTTGTACATTCAATTTTTACATTTTCAATATTCCCGATGTTTTTAGGTGTGACCTGCCGCCACGCATCACGCTCTATGCTATCAATTACTGCTGTCATGCTCATTTTTCATCCACCTACTTTCATATCAAGCATATATAATATTTCCTGTTCGGATACTTCTTTTGCTCCTTCTCTAACATGAGCAAGTATTTCTGTTAGTTGTTGATTATCTTTATCCGTCATTCTGTTTTTATCAATTGTTTCATCGATGCAGTAATATAAACAATGCCCATATCCACACCCCAAATGACTTCCATAAAATGATTTTCCAACAACATCAACCTTATCTGTTATCAAAATGTCATGTCTCAAATCCAAAAGATATTCTTTTTTGCTTTCCAGTAATTTCGGCAAAAGATTTTTCAAAAAGCTTACGACTTTTTCTTCTCTATCACTGATGTATAATATCGTGTCTTTCATTTTATTTCACAATCCTTCTGCTTTCTTCCATCACTTTACAGTTCCTTGCAAAATCTCTTTCAATAAAACTTTGCGGTATCCTTCCAAAATTTTCCAAAGCGTATTTTTCTACCGCTTTTTTGGAAACATCTATACTAAAATTTCGTAATGCTTCTGTTTGCGGTTGATAGTCTTTCAATTTATTCATCATCAAATCCTCCGTAACCCATGCAGACGGAATCGAACCGCCGACACACATCCTATGCGGATGCTGTTCTACCACTTAAGCTATACATGGGAATCGCACCGTAAAACCTTTTATGGCTTGCGCTTGCCATAACCAAAGATGCATCGCCTACTTGTCACTGACTATCCACAATCTCACAGTCTTGTCTGTTCTCTACTTCATAGGCTTGGTTTTCGCTAAACATATGTGGCTTACGTTTTAGCTAGGGAATAGTTGCCGTGGGAGTTGAACCCACCCGACCCAAACAAGGTACGACTACTTTTGAATCTGCAAATTCTACTCGCAGAAGTGTTTTTCGTTGACCGATAATGAGCAACTACTATCCATACATCTCCCATCGACCGGAACTATTGCAGTAGTACCCGGCTAAGTGGAGATAAAGATAAACGCCGTACACAAGATTCGAACTTGCAAGCCTTTTACAGCCAACGGTTTTCAAGACCGCTCCCTCACCACCCGGACATACGGCAAATATAGCATGGTTAATTGCTAGAACAGGTATCTCAACTCACAATTATGCATATCCCCCTGCGAACAATGATATGCGTTCCCACTCGTATAAACGCAGTGTGTAGGATTCGAACCTACAAGGCGAATAAACGCCCGGCGGCTTAGCAAGCCGTTCCAATACCATTATGGGAACACTGCATCTTGATGGTGCGATTTCTTGAAACAATCCATCCGTTACGACTATCAACCACGCACCTGCCCAATAGCGTCTTTTAGGATTGAATGAAAAAGTTGGGATGATGGGACTTGAACCCACAGCCTATGCCGTAGAAGGACACTGCTCTTTCCATTTGCGCTACATCCCAATGATCGGTACGAGATTCGAACTCGCGTTACCACCGTGAAAGGGTGGTGTCTTACCACTTGACTAACCGATCATGTGCGTTTCCATAAGCTGTATGCCTACATTTAAGGCGCTGACACAGCGCAACACTTATAGCTATTTTTATTTTCGCAGGGCATCCGCCAGTTACCTGCTAGTTGGGAGCTACCCAACCGCCTACGCCAATTTTATGTCCGCAATGGCTGTGCGGGATTTTAATGTCTTTACTGACAACCCACGGATTAAAACCTACAACGGTATTCCGCAAAAACCGGGCTATCATAAACCGGTTAAACCCTCACGAGCCTTGCGACGGCTCTTAACAGCATTCCGCTATGAGGTGAAAGGAGTCTTCCATGTAGATGGAATATTCGCAGATGGCAAAGACCAAAAGAAGAAAATATCTGCGAAACAGGACTACCAGGATTCGGACCTGGGAATGCAGCAGTCAAAGTGCTGTGCCTTACCGCTTGGCGATAGTCCTAAACTCCGGGAGAGAGACCATCTGCTCCCGGATTATTTTCGTGAAACAACCTATCTTTATCTAAAAAATTTTCACGCCTGTGCACGGTACTTTGAAAAACTTGGTGTTGTCGAACGCATTATTCCATTTTTCGTTTCCCACACACAGGCTACATACACTCTTGATGCCTTGATTTCTCTGCCACATATCCAATGCCAACACAACACCGGATATTCGGCAATAACAATGGCTTTATGAATTTAACCCATTCAAAATTGTGATATGGGATAATTCGCATAATCTCCGGTAACCACATAGGCTATACCCACGCGAAAGTTATTCCAAATGCAAGGAACATTGCTAACTCAAATAAAATAACTCCGTCTGATGCTGTTTTCTGTTTTGGAGCATACCATAAAGCAGATATTGCTAAAACTGTCAATACCAACGTTGTCATTATTTTTAAAATCATGAATCCAAGCATTTTTTCTTCGTCCTTCCTTCAATTTCATCGATCATTGCCATTACCAGTGCTTTAGCAAACTGGCTATTGTTATGTATTTTAATCAGCAAATTGCCCTGCCGGATAAGATACGACCAGTCATCATCCGTTTTCGGATTAGCACACTCTTTATGTATTTTCCAAACCTCTGTGTAGATCTCTTTAATCTCCGGTGGCAATTCACATTTCTCCTTAACTGGCAAATCTTCTTTAGGCTCTTTATCAAGTCTGCTCTTTTGGTGCTTCATCTGACAGCTAACCATTTCTGTAACGTTCTCACGGTCTCTCTTGATTCCGTGACCTTGCAGAAACAACTCACATTGCAGGACTTCACCGCATTTTGAACATTCGTCTTTTATCTCTTTCCCAAATATCTGCATACACTTAATCTCTACCAGTGACTACCGCTCTTAAAAATACTCCGATGATGAACAGGATATACACCCATGCAGGAGCATGTAATTGAAACAGTATCCATGCTAAAACTATGTAAATGAAAATCATGTGCTGTACCTCCTAAAAGGCTTTTTTATTTTTGAGAATTTTTTAAAAATCATCCACATTCTCTGTAAAACTTTTCTTCCCGTCCGTCATCATAAATAACTCTTGCAATCGGTTCTGCAGAATGATCCACTTTCTGGCACTTTGGAATACTAAGCATATCTACTCGGTTCTTTATAACCTTGATGTGATTGTCTCTCAGGTATTCTTTGTAGTACCACTTGTCAGATAGCTTGTTTCCACCGGAAATGTTTAGTTTTTGCTCACATTCTTTCTTGCCTATCTTTCCAGTTTTGTACTCCTCTAAAATTTCTAAATAGTTTGATACCGGCAACATTTTAGGTCTTCCTGTTTTCTCCGCTCTTTTTATGACCCTTATGTTTAATGATCCATGTGCAATTTGATGGCAAACATGGCAAAGAGGTACAATGTTCCCTATATTGTTTGTTCCTCCCAATGCCAAAGGAACTACATGGTGATACTCTACATCCAAATTACTTCCACAGTTACAGCAAACTGTTCCAAGCTTATCTTTAAGTTCGTCCTTAAATGACGGTCTGTTAAATTGCAATTTGTTTTGTGTGTAAGATAACTCCATGTTAGTATCACCTCCTGTCGAAGCCTTTTTATTTTTTGGGTAGTTTACTGTACTTAGTAGGGCGGGTTTCCGAATTTCTATAAACCCCCTCCCCCATCATCACCAACATATTTCAACTATGCGCAAAATTCGTGCTTCGCGCAATCTTTATTGACACATCTTTAACTATCACGTATTTACGCACGTTTCCGTAGTTGTTGCTACTAATTTGCATCTGATGTATTATCGTCATACGCTCCGGAGTCGGTCAACATTGATGTATTTTGTCCATTTGCACCGCCTAACTGTGGCAGATCCGAAGCAGTTAATGCTTGCTTGTGGTTCTGCTGCTCTCTTGATACGCCGGGAAGGTTCCACCCGTAATGCCTATTCAGAATTGCCAGGATTCCAACAGGGTTTCGCTTTGCCGTGGCAAGTTTTGCGCTTAAAGACTCTTCGCGAAAATCCGATATCTTTTTGCCGATGTCAGAACACGATGGACTTAATTTAGTCCCCTCATCTCTCCATGTAGCTACTGTATATCTATCAATACCCGTTAATAAACTAAATCCTATAGCTGATACCTCTTTATCATACATCATACACATATATATATAATAATCACATATACGATTAACTAAATCATAATTATAAGCGTTATAATTACTTACTCCACCTGTAAATGATCCAGTAGTATTTACAAGGTTTTTAGACTTAAGACAGTCAGGCTCATTAAATGCATGACGTTTGATATACATAAGAGCAGCATTCCAAACGCTTTGAGACTCTTGTCTT